CCCGACACCCACACCACACCCACACCCACACCCACACCCACACCCACACCCACACCCACACCCATTACGCGCCTGTCCGACCCGTTTTTCGGGCATTAAAGAGTAAGGATGTTGCGACGGACCACAACGCAGTGAAAAATCGCAACTTATTGATGTGAAATGTGTTTTTAAATAGGGTTAAAAGCCCAGCCCCCATTTTCCCGCGATACTGACCTCAGTTTACGAAAACAGGACGGTGTCATGCAGTCGATTCAATTTGTTCAGTTCACAACGCGTACCGCGCGGCGCGGCGACGTGCTTCCGGTCTGTGAGCGCTGCGGCGCTCAGACGGCGAACGGCCTATGCCGCGGCGCCGTGCGGGGGAACGCGTAATGGACGTCTCACCGATGATTGATGCCGTGGTTGCCCGGATTGCCGAGGCCTTTCCCGGCTTGCAGGTGGAATCTTTCCCCGGAAAACCGGCTGAGTACGTCCTCAGCCATCCTGACGGCGCGATTCTGGTGCGCTACGCCGGCTCTGCGTTCCGCAAGCCGGAAGAGTGCGGGATCGTGCTGCAAACGCAGCTTGTCAAGCTGCGCGCCACCGTCGTGTGCCGCGAATCCAGCGGACAAAACGGGGCCGTGACCGTACTGGATGCGCTGCGGCGCTTGCTGTGCGGACTCCGGCTCCCGAATTGCAGCCGCAAAATCCGGCTGAAGAAAGAGACGGTCGTCGGCAAGGGCAGCAGCGATGGACTGTGGCGTTACACGCTCCGGTTCACCGCGGAAACCCTACAGACCGAAGACGCGTCGCTGCCCGACGGGCCATTACTCACACAAGCCACATACAAGGAAAGCGAAACATGAAATACCGCTACACCGGCCCGACCAGCGGCGTCACGCTGGCTGACGGCACCGAAGTGCTGCTGTTTCCCCAGCGTGCTGTGGAACTGCCTGCCGAGCATGATTACGTGAAAACGTTGGTCGCTCTGGGCCTTCTGCAACCGTTGGAAAACGGCGCTTCTATCACTACTAACGATGAGGTAAACCATGGCAGCTAACTATCTGCATGGGGTCGAAACCGTTGAGGTCGAAACCGGCGCTCGCCCGATCAAGACCGTCAAATCCGCGGTCATCGGCCTGATCGGCACCGCGCCCATGGGGCCGGTCAACGACGTCACGCTGTGCGTGTCTGAAACCAACGCGGCCCAGTTCGGCTCGCAGGTCAGCGGGTTCACCATCCCGCAGGCGCTGGACGCCATTTACGACCACGGCGCCGGTACGGTGCTGGTGATCAACGTGCTCGACCCGGTCAAACACAAGACCTCCGTCGGCAACGCCTCCGTCACGTTCGACAGCACGGGCGCAGCCCAGCTGATCAACCCGGTGGTCTCCAACCTGGTGCTGCGTAAAAACGACGCCGCCCAGCCGTACGTGGAAGGTCAGGACTACACGCTGGATGCGCAGACCGGGAAAATCACCCGCGTCGGCACCAACATCGACAGCGGCAGCACCGTGATCGCCAGCTACGACTTCGCCGATCCGACGAAAGTCACGGCCGCCGACATCATCGGCAGCGTGAACGAAGCGGGCAACCGCACCGGCATGAAACTGCTGAACGACACCTACAACGCCTTCGGCTTCTTCGCGAAGATCCTGATTGCGCCGGTGTACTGCACGCAGAACAGCATCGTGACCGAACTGGTTTCTCTGGCCGACAAACTGGGCGCCGTCGCCTATGTCGATGCGCCGATTGGCACCACGTTCCAGCAGGCCATCAGCGGCCGCGGACCGACTGGCACCATCAACTTCAACACCAGCTCTGACCGCGTGAAGCTGTGCTACCCGCACGTCAAAGTCTACGACGCGAACACCAACAGCGAACGTCTGGAGCCGCTGTCTCAGCGCGCCGCCGGCCTGCGCGCCAAGGTGGATAACGAGAAAGGCTACTGGTGGAGCAGCTCCAACCAGGAAATCTCCGGCATCACCGGCGTAGAACGCCAGCTGTCGGCCATGATTGACGACCCTAACTGCGAAGTGAACCTGCTGAACGAACAGGGCATCACCACGGTGTTCAACAGCTACGGCAGCGGCCTGCGTCTGTGGGGCAACCGTCAGGCGGCCTGGCCGTCCGTGACCCACATGCGCAACTTCGAAAACGTGCGTCGTACCGCTGATGTGATCAACGAATCCATCCGCTACTTCAGCACCCAGTTCATCGACCAGCCGATTAGCCAGGCGCTGATCGACGCGCTGACCGAATCCGTCAACGCCTATGGCCGTACGCTGATCGGCAACGGCGCGCTGTTGGGCTTCAAGTGCTGGTACGACGCCGCGCGCAATGAAGAAACCGAGCTGGCCGCAGGCCATGTGCTGCTGAGCTACAAGTTCACGCCGCCGCCGCCGCTGGAACGTCTGTCTTACGAATCCGAGATCACCTCCGAATACCTGGTGACGCTGAAGGGGAATAGCTAATGGCTAAAATCGAAGTCAATCGCATCACCAATGCGAATATTTATCTGAACGGGGCGAATCTGCTGGGCCGCGCGGAAGAAATCAAACTGCCGGACATCAGCATGACCATGCAGGAGCACAAAGCGCTCGGCATGGTGGGCAAAATCGAACTGCCTTCCGGGTTCGACAAGCTGGAAGGGGAGATCAAATGGAACTCCTTCTACCGCGAAGCGATGCTGGCCACGGCCAACCCGTACAGCGCGTTGTCCTTGCAGTGCCGTTCCAGCGTGGAGCGCTACACCGCACAGGGTCGCATCGACGAAGTGCCGATGATCACTTACCTGACCGTAATGTTTAAGAAGAACCCGCTGGGTACCTTTAAACCGCACGAGAACGCGGAGTTCAGCTCCAGCTTCAACTGCACCTACGTCAAACAGGTGATGGATGGCGAAGACATCCTTGAGCTGGATTATCTGGCCAACATCTTCATGGTCAACGGCGTCGATCAACTGAGCGACTACCGCACCAATATCGGCGGCTAAGGCCGCGTCGCCTGGGGACGACAGCGAATTTTAGACTGTCTTCATCAGGCGACACCCCGGTCGCGGCTGGCCCTCACGGCAGCCCGACCGATCTGAGAATACCCGCGCCGTGCGGCTTTGCCGGGCGAGCGCACCGGTTCTTACGAGAGCCGACCTGTTTGGGCGAGCGGTACGATTTCGCCGACCGGTGTTTTGATGGTTACCGGTTTTTTCTTTGCCGGGCGGCCATCTCCGACCGACGAAAACGCGGCAGAACGCGCATTCGGTTCGGAGGCGGCACGCCAGCGGGCGAAGGCAGGCGAAGCGTACAGACGACCTGAAAGGGAAAATAAACACGAACGTCGGTGAAACGCCGACCTTTTATCACGAATACCGGCTATCTGCCTCGGCGGCTAGCCCTACATCACACTCTGGAGCACACGATGTCCGATAGCGAAAAGTACCTGTTGCAGTTTCCTTACACCACGCCGGCTGGCGAGCGTCTGACTGAACTGACGCTGACGCGCCTGAAGGCCAAAGACCTGAAAGCGGTCATGAAACTGACCGACAACGCGTCCGACTGGGACAGCCTGCTGCTGGCTCGCGCCAGCAACATGGTGCCGGAAGATCTGGATGAAATGGATCTGGCCGACTTCATGGAGCTGTCCAAACGATTTCAAAAACTGTCTGGCGTGGCTAAGTCCGAAGGGACTGATGGAAGCACAGGCGCTGCTGGCGAGGTGGTTTCGGTTTCAGCCGAGTGAGCTGAATAACTTAACGATCGACGAGTTGGAAGACTGGCTGGAGATGGCCAGGGACCAGATTAAACGTGAGCACGGCGACTGAAGGAGGGAATACCGAGACACGCTCCGCGCGGCGTCGGACGAGAGGAATAGAGTGACAGGCAGACTCTGCCGACCTCCGTCCGAGCCCCGCCTCAGTCGCCGCCGCGCGGGCCGTTCGCAGCCCGTGGCCAACGTCGGTCGTTTTCCCTTCCTGCCCGACCGGGCACCGCCGTATCCCTCTCGCGATCCCTTTTTTTCATTGGCTTAAGGATAGAACGATCATGGCCAACTTCGATGCATCCTCCAGCGGGGCCGCCGCGTTTCGGCAGTCGCTGCTGGAATATCGCCGTTCGATGGAGTCATTCGACCAGGCGTATCAACGCATGATGACGTCGCAGGTGCGGGTGATGGAGTCGATGGCGCAGGCCGCGAGTCAGGGCGCCCGCCATTTTCAGCGGCTCAACGACGGCATGAAAGATGTCAGCCGCACGCAGGACACCCTGATTTCGCAGCAGACCCGGCTGCAAACGCTCGGCGAGAAATACGAGGCGCTGTCTCAACGGCGGGAAGCGCTGCGCGCGGGCTGGTCTGAGTCCGTCGCCAACGTCAAAGAGACGGCGGCCCCTGTGGTCGACGGGGTCAAGGGCTATGCGGACCAGCAGGCCAGCCTCAGAAATATCACCGTCAGCAACGGGCTGTCCGGCTCGCAGGAGCAACAGATCGCCGCCGCGCTGCGGGAATTCTCCTTGCAAACCCATCAGCGCCAGTCCGTTCTGACGACCGGGCTGGAGACGCTGATCGACGGCGGCGTCGACCCGATGAAGGGGAAAGATCTGCTGGGCGTCGTCGGCACGGCCGCGGCGGCTACGCAGGCGGATATCCAGCAGATGGCGCGCGTGGGCGCGGCTTTCAACACGCTGAAATTCGATGGCAAACAGGCCGTCACCGGCGCGTTCGACCACATGCTCTCCGGTGCGAAAACGGGCAACCTCGACGTGGCCTCGCTGTCGTCGTCGCTGCCGGGTCTGGCGCGCGGCTTCGAACAGAACGGTATGACCGGCGACGCGGCGCTGAGCCAGATTGTCTCCAGTCTGGCGGTCGGTAAAGCGGCGTCGGGCAGCGACGACACCGCTGTCGCCAATCTCAAAGGGTGGCTGGACACCATCAACAGCAACGACATCGGCGAGCGCTATGCGTCGGCGGGCGTGAACTATCAGGCCTCGATGGCGGACTACATCAAACAAGGATTCTCCACCTACGAAGCCTCGCTGATGATCGGCCAACGTCTGATTGACGACAAAGGCGAAAAATTCAAACAGGAGTGGCAGGCCGCCGTGGCGAAGGGCGACATGTCCACGCAGGAACGGCTGATGGCGAAGTCCGGCCTGTCCAAGGTCTTCGACAACAACCAGGCGGTGTCGCACCTGCTCAATATGCGTCAGAACTGGAGCGGCTATCAGCAGAGCAAGCAGGCGATGCTCAGCCCGGCGGCGGAAGGGACGACCACGCGCGATGCGTCGGCGCAGAACAATACGCTGAAGGGGCAGTGGCAGCACATGCAGGTGGCGGGCGACAACATGAGCCTCAGCGTGGGCGAAGCGCTTGCGCCGGCGCTGATGGCGGTCGGCAACGCCGTGATGCCGGTGCTGGACGGTTTCTCGCGCTGGATCCAGCTGCATCCCGGCCTGATTCAGGCTGTCGTCGTGGCCCGACAGGCGTTCTCCGTCTTCAAAGCCGCGATCAGCGGGGTGCGCTATGTGCTGAACCTGTTGCAATCGGGCCTGACGCTCGCGCAGTCCGCCTCCACTCGTTTCGGGGGCGCGCTGGGGCGCGGAATGTCGGCGGTCGGCCGGTCAGTGATGAGCGGAATGCGCTCGGTGTCGGGGTGGGTGCGATCCGGCCTGACCGTGGCGCAGTCCGGCATCATGCGCTTTGGCGGCGCGCTGGGGCGCGGCCTGTCAATCGCCGGACGGGCGGTGATGGTGTTCGGCCGTGCGCTGTTAATGAACCCCATCGGCCTGCTGATTACCGGTATCGCGATCGGGGCTTACCTGATTTACCGCTACTGGGAGCCGATCAGCAACTGGTTCAGCGCGCGTTGGGAAGACATTAAAAACGCCTTCCGGGGCGGCATCGGCGGCGTGGGGAAACTGCTGCTCAACTGGTCGCCGCTCGGCATCATTTACAAACTGTTCGCGGGCGTTCTGCGCTATTTCAACATCAACCTGCCGAGCAACCTGAGCGAAGCGGGCGGCAAACTGATCGGCGCGTTGTCGTCGGCCATCAGCAGAAAATGGGAGAGCGTCAAAGCCGTGTTCAGCGGTTTCGGCGGCTCGCTGAGCCAGTGGGCCTCCGAGCTGTGGGAAGGGCTGAAAACCAATTTCAGCGGCGGCATCGGCCGTCTGACCCAAATCCTCGTGGACTGGTCGCCGCTCGGCATTTTCTACAAGCTGTTCTCCGGCGTTCTGAGCTATTTCGGTGTGGATTTACCGGCCAGCTTCAGTGAGTTCGGCAGCCAACTGATCGGCTCGTTGATCTCAGGCATCACGGATAAATGGGAGAAGTTGAAAAGCTTCGTCTCGAATCTGGGCAGCACCATCAGCAGCTGGTTTAACGATGAGGGGGAGGACGACGACAAGAGCTCGAACAAAACCATCACCCAGCGTGAACACCCCGTGGTGACGCCGCCGCCGGCCCGCAAGACCGTAGACGATGTGCCGCAGATGCCCGCGACTGGCGCTAACGCCAGCGCAAAAGCGGGGATGGGCGAGGGGCTGAAGCTGACGTTCTCGCCGACCATCCATGTCAACGGCCAGCCCGCGACGGCGACGCCGGACATTAAAAACGCGCTCAATCTGAGCCTGCATGAACTGGAAAAAATGATGCAGAAGGTGATGGAACAGCAGCAACGCCGGGGGTACGCATAATGTTTGCCGTATTGGGAGATATTGAATTCGAGCTGATCGCCTACTGGGACGGCTTTGAGGCGCAGTTCGGCGCGGATTACGCCGAACACGCCCGCATTGAGGGCAAGCCGGGCTTGCAGTTCATCGGCGAAAAGCTGGATGAAATCAGCATCAGCCTGGTGTTCAACCAGATGTTTTGTACGCCGGACGTCGAGCTGGCGCGGCTGCGTAACCTGCTGCGCTCGCATCAGGCGCAGGCGTTGGTCTTCGGCAACGGCGACTATCGCGGCTGGTTCGTGCTGACTCAGGTGCGCGCCACCAGTCAGCAGACCGACAAGTCCGGCAACGTGCTGGCGCTGACGGCGGAAGTGACGCTGCGCGAGTACGTCGGCGACCCGAAAAATCCGTTGGCGATGCCCGCCGTCAACACCGGCGTGCCGAATAGCCAAACGGTAGCGACGGCGACGGCCGCCGCGTCCGGCATCGCCAGCGCGATCCGCACGGCGGTGGGCTACGTCCGCACCGCGCAGTCGGTGGTGAAAAACGTCTCTGCGGTGGTGCAGACGGTGCAGAAGATGAAGAACAATCCATCGCAGGCGCTGGGACAGGTGCCGACGCTGCTCACACAGATCGGCACCGCCGTTGAACCGTTGCAGAAAGCCATGCCCGCGCTGGCGACGGTCACGGCGACCTTCCCGGAAGTCAGCCGGGTGGCGAAGGCGGCGGATCAGGCCATCACCTTTGTGAAGAGCGCCCACAAGGCGTTGTCGGGCATTAACGTCAGTACCATTGACGACCTGTCACCTGCGCTGGACGTGGTCGCCACGCAGCTCAGCGCCGCCAGCGACACGCTGGAGAAAGTCGCGCCGGTCGTGAGTTCGCTGACCGCCGCTATCACGACGAGGAGGATTTGATGTTTATCGAGCACATCACCACGCAGGGCGAGCGCTGGGACGCGCTGGCCTACCGGTACTACGGCGATCCGCTGGGCTATGACCGCATTATCGCCGCCAATCCGCACGTGGCCGTCACGCCCGTGCTGGCTTCCGGCATCATGCTGTCGATCCCGGTGATTGAACAGGCTGACGTCGTGCTGACGGAGGACACGCCGCCGTGGCTACGTTAATCGCTCAACCGGCCGCGTCGACGGCCAATCGTGAAGTGCCGCAGCCGATTTTCACGCTGTGGTATCTGCAAAAAGATATCACCAACGATATCGCGCCCTACGTCACGCGGCTGACCTACACCGACGGCATCAAAAACGAGTCGGACACGCTGGAAGTGGAGCTGGACGACACCGACGGTCGTTGGATCGACGCCTGGTATCCGGGAAAAGGCGACACCCTGTCGCTCAAACTGGGCTATCGCGGCGACACCTTGCGGGACTGCGGCGCATTCAGTATCGATGAAATCGAGGTGCGATCGCCGCCCTCGACCGTATCGATGCGCGGGGTGGCGACGTCCGTCAAAACCGCGCTGCGCACCAAGTCCAGCCGGGGATTCGAAGGCACTACGCTGGCGGCCATCGCCAACCGTATCGCCAAAAAACACAAGCTGGCGCTGGTCGGCAGCATCGCGCCGATCACGTTTGACCGCATCACGCAGTACGCGGAAACCGATGTCGCTTTTTTGCGACGGTTGGCCAGCGAGTACGGCTATGCGGTGAAGGTGACCAGCACCCAACTGATCTTCTCGCATCTGGGCGCGCTGCGCAGCCAGACGCCGGTGAAGACGTTCACCCGCAACGACGTCGCCAGCTTCTCGATGCGCGACACCATCAGTCACGTGTACGAAGGGGCGAAGATCAAGCATCAGGACCCCGCGAAGAAGCAGTTGGTGACCTACAAGGCTGACGGAACGCAGTCCGGCGACGACAGCGCGACCAGCGCGGATACGCTGAACGTTAACAGCCGCACGACCGATAAGGACACGGCGGAGGTGAAGGCCACCGCGGCGCTGGATCAGCACAATGAACAGCAGGAGAGCGGGCAGCTGACGTTGATGGGCGCCACCTCGCTGGTCGCCGGCAACAAGATTTCGCTGAGCGGTTTCGGCCGCTTTTCCGGCGACTGGTTGCTGAATCAGGTGCGGCATTCGCTCACGCGCGACGGCGGTTACGTCAGCGAGCTGGAGATTGTCCGCGGTCCGGTGACCAAGGGCGCTCGCAAGGCGACGACCGGGCAATCCAATACGCTGTCCGTCTATCACCCCGACGGCAGCACGACGCAAACCACGAAAAAAGAGGGCGCATCATGATGAATGCGAGCCACGAGTCCGTCCGCGGTCTGTTGACCCAGAGCGCCTGCGCAGCGATAGCTTGCAGATTGACGATGCCCCATCACCGCGAGGGCGGTTTTCATCTAACGATGGGGAGAGAGGAGCACGTATGACATCGTTACGCGTTGGCACCGTGAGTGCCGTTGATGCCGCGGGCGTGCGCGCCCGTGTGCGGCTGCCGGAGTGCGACAACCTGCGCACCGCCTGGCTGGAGGTGTTGCAGCGCAACACGCAGAATAACAAGGACTATTGGCTGCCGGACGTCGGCGAACAGGTGCGTATTTTGCTGGACGACAATGGCGAAGACGGCGTGATCCTCGGCGCGATTTATTCGAGCGTCGATACGCCGCCGGTCAATAACGCGCAGGCGCGCGGCTGCACCTTCTCGGACGGCGCGGCGTTCTATTACGATCGCGCGACGCACACGCTGACGGTCAATGGCGGTATTCAGCACATCGTCATCGAAACGCAGGCGGATGTGGTCGTTAAAACGCCGCGCGCCACGGTCGACTCGCCCGACACCACGTTCACCGGCAACGTGCTGGTGCAGGGGAAACTCACCTATCAGGGCGACATGGTCGGCACGGCGGCGAGTATTCAGGGCAACGTCACCGTCAACGGCAACATCAGCGCTTCCGGCTCCGTCATGGATGCGGGCGGCAACTCCAATCACCACTCACACTGACCGTCGTGCGGGGGAGGGCGGGGATATCAGCCTCGCCTTTCCGCCATCGGGCGTATCAGCGCCGCTGGCTCCGTCATGGATGCGGGCGGCCATGCTCATCGCCGGTCGCACGCGTGTTTCAGCATGATCTGTAATCACACACCAAATTGAGTGTGTCTTGATGCTCGATGAGGGTTGCCCTCCGCGAAGCGCGGCCATACGCTGCGACACCCGACACCCGACACCCGACACCCGACACCCGACACCCGACACCCGACACCCGACACCGCCCATTTCCCGTTCGCCTTCTGCGATATCCGCGTTTTCCGTTGACGGTTCTATCCATTCTCAATTCTTCCGCGTCACCAGAGCGCCGAGTCTGTTGACGGTGATGGAGACTCATTTTTGCTTTTTTGGGTTTTTTCCAGACTCGTTATCGCCCATTTTCGACGTTTTCGCATCACTGGCTTCACACACGTCGGGCGGATTTTTCACTGTTTTTCGTCCGCGCAATCTGTCTTGAGCGAGGGCGTGAAAATCGCGTTTTTTCGTCATGCCTCATCATGCACCTTTAACTGTGTTTACAAGCACTGGCGCGGGCTGGCGGGGATACTGACCGTATGAAAACGAACTCAATCTTCTGGCAACCGGCACTGCAACACCCCGGCGATTTAGTCGAGGGCACCGCCGATATTGCTCAATCCATTTTCATTATTCTGCGCACCCCGCGCGGCAGCGACCCGCATCGTCCGGAGTTCGGCAGCGATTTGCATCGCTACCTCGACTACCCCATCGACCGGGCTATTCCGCACGTGGTGCGGGAGTCGGTTGAGGCCATCAAACGTTGGGAGCCGCGCTGCAAACTGCTGGGCGTGAAACCCACGGTGGATGGCGAACATCTGACGCTTCGGGTGCAGTGGCGCACGGTCGCAGGCGTGGAACAACAAACGGAGCTGGTATGGCGTTAACAACAGAGCCTGTGTTTATCGAACGTGATGCAGAGGCGATCACGGCTGAAATGATTGCCCGCTACGAGGCGGACAGCGGCAAAACCCTCTATCCGGCGCAGGCGGAGCGCCTGCTGATCGACCTGATCGCCTATCGCGAAATGCTATTGCGCAGCGCCATTCAGGATGCGGCCAAGCAGAACCTGGTGCGCTACGCGCGTGCGCCGATGCTGGATTATCTCGGCGAGCTGGTGGGCGTTTATCGACTGGCGGCGCAGTCCGCGCAGGCGATGCTGGCATTTAGCGTCGACTCCGCGCCGCTGACCGACGTGCTGATCCCGGCGGGGCTGCGGGTCAGCGCTTCCGATAGCGTCATTTTTGCGACCGATACGGACGCCGTGCTGAAAGCCGGCACGACGAGCATCACCACCACCGCGACCTGCGCTGACGCGGGGACCGTCGGCAACGGCTGGCAGCCCGCGCAGATCAGTACCCTGCTGGACGATGTGAGCGATCTCCTCGACCTGGCGGTCAGCAATTTGACGGCCACCAGCGGCGGTTCCGAACAGGAAGACGACGAGAAGCTGCGCGAACGCATCATGCTCGCGCCCGAAGCGTTCAGCACCGCGGGTTCCCGGCTGGCGTACCGCTATCACGCGCTGAGCGCGCACCCGGACATCGTCGATGTCGCGGTGGTGTCGCCGACGCCGGGGACGGTCGAGCTGTACCCGTTGATGTCCGGCGGGCTGCCGGATGCTTTGGTGCTCACCGACGTCGAGAGTCTGTGCTCGGCGGAGAAGGTGCGTCCGCTGACCGACACGGTCACCGTCAGCGCGCCGGAACGGGTGGATTATGCCATCCATGCGCAGCTGGTCATCAAGCGCGGCGAGTCCTCCGAGTCCGTGAAAGCCGCGGCGGAAACCGCAGCCGCCGCCTGGGTTCAGGCGCGGGCGGCGACGCTCGGCAAGGACATCGTGCTCAGCCAGATCATGGCCGCGCTGTCGGTGAACGGCGTCTACGACGTGTCGCTGACCTCGCCCACGCAGTCGCTGACGGTGGAAGAGCATCAGTGGGCGCACTGCACGGGTATCGAGATCGTGGCGACGGGGGTGTCGGATGAGTGATCTGCCTCTTCCTCCGCCGCTGGCGGGGGACGCCAGCCTGACCGCGCTGGCGAATCTGGCCGAGCGCTGGGATGAGCTGGATCTGTCGGCGCTGATGGTTTACCTCGTCGACATCGTCGACAGCAGCGCGCTGGACGCGCTGGCCGAACAGTTTTCCCTGAAGGAAGACGGCTGGGTGCTGGCGGAGTCGGAAGACGCGCGCCGGGCGATGATCAAAACCGCCATCGAAATGCATCGCTACAAGGGTACGCCCTGGGCGATCCGTGCGGTGATCCGCAGTCTGGGCTTCGGCGAGGTTGAACTGATCGAGCATATCGGACGCCTCAATTACGACGGCGAACGCCGTTACAACAACCTGTTCGTGTACGGCGACGCCAGCAAATGGGCGGTTTACCGCGTGCTGTTGCAGCAGCCGATCACCAACGATCAGGCGCAGATGCTGCGCCGCACGCTAGAGGCCATCGCCCCCGCGCGTTGCCATCTGGCCAGCATCGAATATACCGCCGTGCCGATTCGCTACAACCGCACGGCAATCTATGACAATAGTTACAACTACGGGAGTGCCTAATGGCAGAGTTAACAGAAAAAGCCGAGTGGACCGACGGTATATACCAGTTGGAAACCTCGGACCCGGTGGTGGGCGGCCCCGGCGGGATATCCAACCGTCAGGCGCAGGAGCTGGCCTATCGCACCCGCTACCTTAAAGACAATTTGGACGCGACCAGCGCCGGTCTTTCGCAGCACGAATCCGCGGCCGACCCGCACACGCAGTACGCGCCGAAGCTGAATCCGACCTTCAGCGGCATGCCGAAAGCGCCGACGCCCGCGAGCGACAGCAACAGCGATCAGCTGGCGACGACGGCGTTTGTGAAAAGCGAGGTGGCGCCAAAAGCCCCGCTAAACAGCCCAGCGCTGAGCGGTATTCCGACCGCGCCGACCGCCGAACAAAGCGTGAATACCGCGCAGATTGCGACAACGGCCTTCGTGAAGTCGGCCATCAATGCGCTGGTGGACGGTTCGCCGGAAGCGCTGGACACGCTGAAAGAGCTGTCCGCCGCGCTCGGCAACGACGCCAACTTCGCCGCCACGGTGACAAACTCGCTGTCGGGCAAAATGGAAAAAGGCCAAAACGGCGCGGATATCCCGGATAAAGCGCG